GCGGCGTTTGCGCGTAGTCTGGCCGCAGCGTTGATGCGCTACGCGCGCGAGCGGCGCTTCGAAGATCAAAAAGAAATCGCGCGGCTGCATCACGAGCTGTGCCAAGCGTTTCGCGAGGAGAGCGAGCCGAAGGAGGAGTGACATGCTCTCGCAAATTTTGTTGGTGTTCGCGTTCGTCTTCGCCATCATCGCCGCAGTGTTCGTCACCACCGTGAACCGGCCGCCGCTCGCCGTTCACTTCGGCTGGCTGGCAGTGGCGTTCTGGATATTGTCGGTGCTGCTCGGCGGCTTTGGTTTCAAGTGATGAGGAGCTGGCTGTTCACGCCTCGCGGCGCGCTCTGGTATTTCGGCACAGCGTACGCCGTCGCAGCTTTGATCTGGTGGTTGCTGTGAGCCCGCTCGGCATCGTCCTGATCGTCGTCCTGGTGGTGTTGTTGCTCGGCGGTATCGGCGGCGGCGGTCTGGGTGTTGGCTACGGCTACGGCATGGGTCACGGCGGCGTCGGCCTGATCGGCCTGATCCTGCTTGTCGTCGTCATACTGTTGTTGCTCGGCAGGCTGTAAATGATTTACCTTGACATGAGAAGTGCCTGTGCCGCAGCGGTTTCTTGTGTGTTCTCTTATTTGGCGTATATGCACCTAATTAGGTTTTCGATCCGATGATGGCCCCAGGCGCCACCGAAGAAGCTGGCTCGACGGCGCGGATGCTGATCACCTCGCTGTCGTCAACACCGGTGATCCTGGCGCTGGTGGTGTTCAACGTGCTGTACATCGCCGCCAGCGTCTGGCTGCAAGTCAAACAGTCGGATCGGTTCACGCAGAACCAGGAAATCTGGGAGCGCATGACTGAAAAGGCGCTGACGCTTTGTCAGCCGGGGAGCAAACAATGAGGCAGCGCACCTGACGAGCTGAGCATGGGCGTCACCGAAGAAGCCGGGAAGGTCGGCACCGCTGCGGTCACCGCGATGCAGTCGCAGCCGCTGGCGATTGCGCTGTTGGTCGTCAACGTCGCGTTCCTCGGCTTCGCTGGCTACGTGCTCGGCGCCGTCGCCAACAATGCCCAGGAGCGCAACAAGTCGCAGATGAACCTGATCGAAAAATTAGCCAGCGATGTCCGCGACTGCCGCGTCGGCAAGCCGAGCGGTTCGATCTTAAGGCTCCCCGAGGTCATCCCGCGCGGCATTCCGGTCAACAACAACGAAGTGGCGCCGTGATCACGGCATGATCACTGCGGCCACCGCCGGGCTCGATCCGACATTCGACATGATGCCGTCCGACGACCAGCCCCAGACGCGGAAGAAGTCCGAGGTGCCATTGAACTGGCTGATGCCGACTGCGGTGATCCAGCCGCCATTGGCGCTGCTGCCGTTGCCGATGATGACGTTCGAGCTGGAGGCGACACTGCCGAAGGTGCCGGGGTCGTTCTTCAGGATGGCGATGCCGCCAGTGCCGGTGTCGGAGCCGCCGCGAACCTCGATGAAGTAATAGCCCGGCACTTTGGGCGTCAGCTTGTGCTGCACCGCGTCCCACATGCCCTGGGTGTCAACCAGCGGCGTTGCCGTGTAGGGCATGATGGTCCAGGCACTGGCACCGCCAACCGTGAGGTTGGCAGGCTGCTGCAAGGAGAACACCAGCGCCGTGGTCGGCGTCGGACCAACGGTGGCGCCAGGGCCGACCAGATCCCAGGCCGAGCCGGACCAGATAAAGAACTGCGTGCCGTTCCACCACGTGTCACCGGGATTGGGCGCCGGTGGCGCAGTGGCCTGGATGTAGGTCTTGGTCTGACTGACAGGTATCCAGGCATTGCCGTCCCAAACAAACAAGGTGGTGCCGTTGAACCATTGCTGGCCCGGCACCGGATTGGCAGGCGGCGTGCCGCTCGGCGGCGTGTTGCCGCCAGCACTAGTGCCGCCGACCGGCACCCAGACCGCGCCATCAAACAAGAACAGCGTCAGGCCGTTCCACCAGAAATGGCCACGCACCGGATTGGGTGGCGCAGTGGCGCCGAAGCTGACACCGGCATTGGCGCCCGGATACCAGGGCGGCGAATTCTGTCCGGAGAACCACGGCGGACAGCCCGGCGGCGGAAAGCCGGGCGGCGGGCAGAACGGGAATGGCGGCACCGAGCCGTCGTCGCACGGCGAGCAACAAACCCAGCGGGTGCCATCCCACATCCAATCGCCATCCTGCTGGCCGGGGACTGGCGGCGCCGGAGTTGCCCGCGGCACCGCCGACACCGGGCCGCCGCGCGGCATGCGGACGATCTTATTCATTGTGGACCTCCTTGCCGTTGGCATCAGGCTTGATGCCGCGCGCCGCGTCGAACGCGGCCTGCTCACGTCTTTGTTGATCGTCGAAGGCTTGCTTTTGTAGGTGCTGCTGGCGGAGCTGTTCGCCCATCTTCATCAGCAGCGGATTGGCGACCCGCCACTCCGACTTGCTCAGCTCGCCCATCACTTGGCCCCACTCCTGATCGCTCAGCTCGATGCTGCTCATGTGTTCCTCGCTGCTGGGTCGGCTGCTCTTTCTGCTCGGCCTCGGCGCGCAGGCGATCAGCTTCGGCCTGCGCGATGTCCTGGTCGCTGCAATCCATCAGCTTACCATCGACCAGCTTCTGCGGTCGCTCGGTGTTGGTCATTTTTTGACCCCGTACAAGATGAAGGTACCGGCGGTGATGGTGCCGGTGTTGGCGCCGATTTGCAGGCCATTCATGCCGGTGGCGTTGGTGTTGAGCCCAGACGCCATCGCGACCAGCAAGCCATTGGCATTGTTGGTGGTGTGCGATCTGGTCAGCAACGACGAACTCTGCCCTGAAGGCCGCGGCCAAAAATTCATCACGCCACTGCTAATGCGGCTGCTGGTCTGATCAATCGAATTGGAGATTTGCATGAGCGAGGCGTTGTTGGCGCCACCACCCGAGGCCGCCGGTGCCGAGCTGTTGCCGAACATCGTCGCATAGGAATACGACGTGCCAGCGTCCCACGACGCGCCGTTGTTGTTCGAAGTGCGAGCAAACAGAAAGCTGCCGCCGGTGGTCTGCACGCCGTACCAGTGCAGCTCGAACTCGTCGTAGGTGCTGTCGATACCGGAGATGAAATTGACACTGGCGACCGCGGCGCTGACATCCTGGCGCAGGATCAGCACCCGCGAGCCGAGCAGGTTGACCGCACCAGACTGGCCGTTGACGCTGGTGACGAGGCCGGGCACCGCGCCGGGATTGGGCACCCACTTGGCGCCGTCCCATTGGAATTGCTGGTAGCCCTGGCCGACCGAAGGTGATGGCGGGAAAGACAGCGTCATGGCCTACCCCGCGATCCGTTCGATCATGACGACACCGCCACGGCCGAGATGACCGCTGGCGCTGACGGTCCAGGCACCAGCGCCGCCAGTGCCATAGCCACCGCCATCACCGTTAGCCGGACTGCCGGTCGGCGCGCCGACCGAAGGCACGCCCATGGCCGAGGTGCCGCCAACCGGAGGCGTGGTCGCCACCGCCGTGTTGGCACCATCGCCGCCAGCGCACTGCCTGATCATCTGCACCGTGGCAGTGCCCGCTGTGGTGGCACCGGCGTCGCCGCCCTTGCCAGAATACTGGAAGGTCGCGCCCGAGACATTGATGCCAGGACCGCCAGCGGTGCAAACAATCGAGCTAGAGGTGGCGGCGATGCTCAGCGTGGTGGCGCCGCCAGCGCCCGGTGCGCTGACGCCCTGCACCCCGCCTGCGCCGCCATTGCCGACCGCCAGCACAATCGGCGTCGAGGCCGCCACACCCGAGAGCAAATACTCCTTGAACTCGCCGCCGCCGCCAGCAGAGCCGACCATCGTGGAGCCGGTGTTGACCGCACCACCACCGCCACCGGCGGCCTGCTGGCGGATTTTGTAGATGGTGTTGACGCTTGAGTTGGCTGGCGTGGTGAAGGTCGCCGCCGTGGTGGTGGCGCTGCCCGAACCATTGACGCCCGGATAGGTGCTGGAGCTGTAAAGGATGCCCGAGGCGACCGGCTGATTGGCCACCACCCAGGTTTTGGCGCTGGTCGTCGGATCGACATACTGGACATAGAGCTGGCCGCCGATCTGATCGAACCACAGCGTTTCGCTGGCGGTGGCCGGTGGCGTCGCCGCCTGCCGGTAGATGGCGCCCGCGGCAGCAAACACATCGGCGGCATTGAGCGTCACCGCTCCGGCGCGGCCGTTGAAGGAATTGACGCCGCCCGCACTGGCCAAGGCCGCCTGCACGAACGCGGTGGTGGCGATGCTGGTGTCGTTGTCGCCAGGGTTGGGCGTCGGCGCGGTCGGATTGCCGGTGAAGGCCGGGGAGGCGTTGAGCGCGCCGCCCGCGGCCGACACATCGGCGCCCAGCAAGGTGATGGCGCCGGTGCGCGAGTTGAACGAGGAGACGCCGCCAGGGGCCGCGCTGAGCGCTGCCTGCACAAACGCCGTGGTGGCCAATTGCGCCGAGTTCGTCCCCGCAGTGGCGGTGGGCGCCGCCGGGACGCCGGTGAAGGTCGGGCTCGCCAGCAAAGCGCCGCCCGCGGCCGTGAGATCGCCAGCCACCAGGGTGACGGCGCCGCTGCGGCCATTGAAGGTCGACACCCCGGACACCGAGGCGGCGACCGCGGCAGCGACAAAGGCGGTGGTGGCCAGCTTGGTGTCGCTTGAGCCCGGCGCCTGGGTGGGCGCGGTCGGGTTGCCGGTGAAGTTCGGCGAGACCAGGAGCGCACCGCCGACCGCCGAGATGTCGGATGCCTGGAAGTTGACCGCGCCGGTGCGGCCGTTGAACGAGCTGACTGGCGCTGGCAATGCGGCCAGGGCGGCGGTGACATACTGCGTGGTCGCCAGCCGGGTGGTGTTGTCGGTGGGCGCAGGCGTCGGCGCCGACGGCAGACCAGAAAAAGTCGGGCTCGCTAGTAGTGCGCCGCCGACCGCAGTGAGATCAGCGGCTTGCAGAGTGACCGACCCGGTCCTGGTATTGAAGCTGGTCACGCCTGCGGCCACCCCGCCGACTGCGGCGGCCACAAAGGCGGTGGTGGCCAGCCGGGTCGAGCTGTCGCCGGAGGTCTGGGTCGGCGCGGTGGGATTGCCGGTGAAGGCCGGACTGGCCAAGGTGGCGCCACCAGCGCCGGTGACATCGGCGGTGGTCAGAAGTACCGCTCCAGTACGGGTATTGAACGAGGCCACCCCGGTGGTCGAGGCGGTGACGGCGGCGTGGACAAAGGCGGTGGTGGCGAGCTGGCCCGAATTGACGGTCTGCGCCGCGGTGGGCGCGGTCGGGATGCCGGTGAATTGCGGGCTGTCGATGGGCGCGAACAGCGCCATCTCGGCCGCGGTCGGCAGGCCCAGCAGCTCCTGATCGGTGTACAGCTTGGCGTCGTCGAGGATGCCGTCACAAAACAGCGTGGTGGCAATGCGGTTGCTGGCGTCGCCTGCTGGCGGGGTGTTGGCGCGGCCATAGACGCCGGGCTGGGTCAGCGCGAAGGACACATCGTCGGCGGTCAACACGATGTCGCCGTGGCGGCACATGAAGCTGCGGACGCCCTGCTGGCAGATGACCTGCTGCACCCAGCTGGTGGTGGCGACGGTGTCGTCGTTGGCGCGCACGTCCCAGGGCGTCGGCGCGGTGATGTGGCCGCCGAAGTGGGCGTCCCAGATCGGAGCTCCACCGGCGCGCAGCACGTCGTCGGTTTCGAGCTGCACCTCGCCGGTGCGGCCGTTGAAGCTCGACACCGTGTTCTCGAGCAGGAAGTCGAACAGCCCGGTGACTTCGATCTGGGTCGCCAGCGCGTTGCCGTTGACGAAGATGTTGCCTTCGCTGTGCAGCGACGGGACTTTGACATCCTCGGTAAATTCGAACGAGCCGTTGGCGAAGCCGAGCACGGCGCCGTTGAAGGCGATGCCGCCAGCGCCGTTGGGCGCCAGATTGAGATAGCCGCCGAGCAGCATGGCGGTGGCAGCGGCGTCGGGGAAGGTGGCCCAGCCATAGGGACCGCCGAGGCCGCCGGTCTGCAACAAAAAGCCGTCGGTCGGCAGCACCGAGGTCTGCTGCTGGTATTGCAGAATTTGGCGGACGTTCAGGATGAAGTCGTCAGCCAGAGCCACGGCTACCCCCTTATGGCCCGGTGGGCGGCGCCGGTGTCTGCGAGACGTTGAGCAGGTCTTGGTACTGCATCAGCAGCGCCGTCTGATTGCGGAGCACGGCGGTCTGAGCCTGAAGGATGGCATTGAGCGTGTCGGCGTCGGACGGCGTCGGCCAGGGGCTTAGGCCGCCACCGGGGGTGAACACCAGGGGCACCGAGGTCAAGGTCAGCGCGATGCTGGTGGTGTAAGTGCCGTTGCCGCCGCCTTGCGGGCCAGCGGTGATGGTCGGCGCTGGCGTGGTCGGCACACCGGCGCCGGAGATCGCCGCGCCAATCAGGATGACGCCGTTGGCGGAGCTGACGGTCAAGGTGGCGGTGCCGGTGGCGCTGCCGGTGCCGGTGGCAGGCGGCGGTGCCTGGGCGGTGTTGAGCACGCCCTGATAGGCGTGCAGCAACGCCTCCTGGTCGGTGATGGTGGCGGCCTGCGCCTCGATGATGGCGTGCAGATCGGGCGCGTCGCCGGTGATCGGCCAGACCGGCCCGGTGGTCAGTGGGTTCGGTACGAGCATGACCGCCTCATGCGGTTCTGGAACACAGCAGCAAAGCTGTCCGCGGCCAGATGTTGCCGTCAGTGTCGATGGCGGTCCACAACAGCTGGTAGTCGAAGCCGTCGGCGCCCGCGACGGCCGACACTGTAGCGTACAGCGCGCGATCCCGCCATGACACCGGACCAGCGGTAACATCGTCGGCGATGCCGCCGAGGCGGAGAATTTCCAGGGTGCCGGACGCAATGTCGATGCCGAGCGGAATGACGGCGCTGTAGTCGATGCCGAACACAGCGGTCTCGCCGGGCGCGATGGATGGAACGTAGCGCCGGGTCAGGCCGCTCTGAGTATTTGTTTGCAGTGCATAAACCAGCCGGATGCCGGGCAGTGGCGGGCGAATTCCGACGACGCTGCCGTCAGTTGGGTTGGCCAGCATGAAGCCGTGCTGATCAACCAGCGTCTCGGCGCGCGGGCTCAAAGTGCGCAGCGCTTTCATTCTTTGCTTGTACGACAGAACGGCTCAGCGTTAAATGACCGCACTGTGAAATGTGAAACCTGAAAAGAGAAGGGGCCAGTTGTGAGCTGGCCCCTGATGAAGTCCGGCAGGACCCCCACCAGGGTCCTTACTCTACCGCGAGGCCTGTCAAGCACCCGAGGTCACAACCCCATTGGCACAACCAACGGAGCCACGGTCGTGAATGTAGAGAGCAAACAATCTCCTGACAACCTAAAAGTTTTTGTTGCTCACGTCGAGGCGCGCGCGACGTTGTGGCAGCTCGACTTGCTGTCGCTGCACGACGCCGTCGATGAGCTGGAATTCTTGCGCAAAAGACTGAAGCTGGATGCCGACGCGGCGCAGCTGATCATGGCCCGCACGTTCTCGCGGCTACGCGACGACCTCGATGGCTGGGTCGTCCAATGACCGACGATCTATTTGATTTCACTCGTAAATCTGCAATCGTCAGTGTCCGGGCGCCGCCGTATCTAAAGAGCTTCGCGGCCCACGCGCTGCATCAGGCAACGCGGTTTCAGCGCGGCGAAGTCGGGCTCAACGAGGCAGTGGACGGACTGCGCTTCAAGGCGGTGCGTTACGGGCTGGTGGCCTCGTACGGCACCGAAGAAGTCGAGTGGATCATCGGCTACGCGCTCGCCGAGGTCGGCGTGCATTACGGCGACATCCGGCCGAAGGAGGGCGTCTATCCATGACCGACAACGTCCATCACTTCCCACAAATCGACGCTTGGCTCGAACGTGTGATGCGCGGCAATCACGGCGTCATTCTCTCCAACCTCGCCAACGCCGTGACCGTGCTGCAATGGCACCACGGCATTCGCGACGCGCTGCTATTCGACGACTTCGCTAAGAAGGCGTTCCTCACTCACCCGATCAACGAACCGCTGAACAGCTACGCTGAACCAGTCGAGATCACCGACAAGGTGGTCAGCGAAGTGCAATGCTGGATGCAGCATCTCGGCATGCACTCGATGAGCGAAAGCAATGCCGGTCGAGCACTGATGACCGTGGCCCAGGATCACAGCTTCCATCCGGTGCTCGACTATCTCAACGGCCTGCAATGGGACGGTGTTGATCGCAACAAAGATTGGCTGACCAACTATCTCGGTGCCGTCGCCGACAATCCCAAGTACCTGCCGATGATCGGCCCGCTGTTTCTGATCTCGATGATCGCCCGCATCTTCGAGCCGGGCTGCAAGGTCGATTACATGCTGGTGTTTGAACATCGGCAGGGCCGCAAGAAGTCGATGGCAGTAGAAACCCTGTTCGCACCGTGGTTTTCCGATGGCATGCCGGACATCAATGCCAACATCAAAGACGCCTCGCTGCACCTGCGCGGCAAGTGGGGATTAGAAATCTCTGAGATGCAAGCCTTCAGTCGCGCCGAAACTACTCACCTCAAAGACTTCCTCACCCGCAAGACCGAACGCTACCGGCCGCCGTACGGCAAACTTGAAGTCGAGGAGCCACGACAGTGCGTGTTCATCGGCACCACCAACGAAGACGTTTATCTGAAAGACGCCACCGGAGCGCGACGGTTCTGGCCAGTGAAGTGCGGTCGTGTCCTCAACGATGAGCTGGTGCGCGACCGCGATCAGATTTTGGCTCAAGCCGTGGTCGATTATCACCGCGGCGTACGGTGGTGGCCTGACGACGACTTTGAAGAAGATCACATCGTGCCGCAACAGCGCGCACGCTATGACACCGACGACGCCTGGGCCGATCCGATCCGCGCGTTCCTGCAAGGCGAAACCGAAGTCACCTTCAGCGATGTGCTCGACGTGCTGGAGTACAACGCCAAGAAGAAGACCAAGGTCGATGGCAACGGCTACGAAGTGCCAGACCCGAAGTACACCCCGATCAACCGCGTCAGCCGGGCCGACCAGAACCGCATCCGGGCGATCCTGCTGAGCGAGAGCTGGGAACGGGCCGGGAAGCTCGACGTGCGCGGGCGTTCGATCTGGCGGCCTCGCCCCGGCAAGCGTGAGCCGTAGGGCTTGTCGCCAGAGCACAGAGCATCCAGAGGGCTTTTCTATATAAGCATAATAAGGTACCCGTGGGGTTATATAGGAATTAGCTCTAGAAGCTCTGTACTCTGGGGCTTAAAAATGCCCATGCGGGGGCCGCGCGGCCTTCTTAGGCGGCTTCCGAGAGAAAGGAAAAAGGGGAAAAAGGAAAGAGAGAACAACGGCATAACACAGGGAGAGCTTTATGCCAACCGGCTATCCAATCGGCAAACGCAGGAAAAATGTCCGCTGGCGACTGCCCTACGGGCTCTGGGTGTGCTCTGACGGCCGAGAGGTATTATTCGACCGGGCTTACAGACCATGCGTCGAGCGCCAGAGCACGGGGGAGGCCAAGCTGGCCGACCCAAATGAGTGGGTCGAGCACCGCATCAGCCAGGAACATTTCTATACCGACGCCACCCCCGAGAAACAGAAGATGGCAGTGGCTAAGGCCAAGTTGGCCGAGTGGGGTATCCTCGAAGCCGCGCTGCGGCACGCGGAAGAGGAAGTCCGCCTGACTGGCGACCAGCCGTACCCAAGAACAGCCCATGCCTGACTGGCCCCCGCAGCTCGACCTGTTCGGCGGACCCGAGGAGCGCGCCCGGCGCCACGATCCCGACACCGCCAAAGCCACCGCGCGGCGCATCAAGGTCTACTCGGAAGCCCTGAAGGTGCTGCAAGCCTACAAGATCGCGGGTCGGGCGCTGACCGATCACGACGCCTATAACCTCGCGGGCTACTCGCCGAAACGGTTCTCGCACCGCCGCTGCACCGACCTGCGCCAAGCCGGGCTGATCGTCCGGGTCGGTACCGGGCTGTCGGAGTTCCGGCATAGCGCCATGCTGTGCCAGATCACTGCGGCCGGGATGGAGCTGCTGTTACGCATCCAGCCGGTCGGGCCGCCAGGGTAAAAACAAAAAGCCGATTTCAAATTGTGGCAAAGGAAAAACTTGGGCCACAATCGCAGAATTTTTTTTGGAAAAAAATCGCATGGGGGCGGGCGCCGAAAGGCGAGCGCGGGTCCGAGAGACGTTAATGGATGGTCGATCAGTGGGGGAGGCCGGATGTATTACATCGTAACACATTGCAACGCGGCACCACACATCAAGTTGCGCGCGCATCTAATCGCGGCGCTTTGCTGCGCCATGCCTTTTCGTTCTGTCAAGAGATATTTTTGGGCGCGGCTATAGCTCACTTGACAATCAAAATTATTGGACAGAATAATGCGGCATGGAAACCACCTTCATCGTGCTGTTCACCGTCTGGGCCACCATGGTGCAGACTTCGCCGGAGCGGTTTGCGGCCTGGATCATTGCCACTAAGCTGCTTGAAATCCTCTACCGGATTTTCAGCGTGGCCTGGACCGAGAACTGGCAGCGACCGCGACACCGCTACGGCGGGCACGGTAGTCGCTGCACTAAAGCGAGGCGCCGATGACGAGGCCAAATAAGCAACGCGATGTTCAAATCCACATGGCCCGCGAGTGGGGCGAAACTCTCCAAAGCCTCGCCGACCGGCACAAACTCTCCGTCAGCCGAATAGAGAGCATTGTCGCAAGCGAACGGCAGCTCGCCAGCAATCGGGCGCCCTACTGCGCGCGGTGCCAGCACAGCGGCGACATGCACCACAACGATGATTGGGAATACTGGTGCGGACCTTGCGGGTACTCTGACTGCGATTGCCCCGCGATGGTGCCGGAGCATGACTGACGCCATCATCACCTATGTGGTGGCCTATGTGATCGTCTGGATATTCTGCGACGGCTGGCACGAGCTGGTTCCGGCCGTCGCCATCACATGGTCGATCCTCGCGGCGCTTCAGTACATGGCGCCTTGATTACACCATGCCCTCGGGCTCTTCGGTGAAGCGCCAGTTCACCATGCCCATGCCGTCCAGCCCGATGGCGGTGGCGGCTCCCGGTGTCAGATCAAGCCCAGCGCCGTTCGAGGTGCGACCGTCATTCGGGCCGCCCTGAATGGTAGAGCCGGACGGTTCGGCGCGCGGCCGGGTGCCGGTTTGCCAATACGGATCATCGGTGAACCACGGCCCGACATCGACGATCTGGCAGGTCACCCGGCGGCGATTGGCGGTGTTGACCACCAGCACCTCGGGGCGTGGTCCTTTGAACTTGAACGGCAGCGCGCAGCCCAGCTCGGTGTCGTCGATATAGTGCTCGTCATAGGCGCTGTAGTTCGGATCGGCCGAGCCGCCGAACACGCTGCATTTGATGCCGCGCTGGTTCTCCGGGAACAGCGCGATGGCCGGATCGCCGGGTTCGCTGATGTCCGGCGGCGGCGCCTCAATTTCGACCGGCACGATGGCGTCGGCGATGGCCTCGCAGATGGCGTCGTAGTTCTGATGGTAGTTGTTGCTGTCGCCAGTGTTGTCGCAAAAGCAAACTTCGATCAGGATTGCCGGTTCGTGGGTGCCGTTGAGGAACGCCAAGTCGCTGCGATATTTGGCGCCGCGGTTGGTGAAGGGACCGGCCAGCGCGATGGCGCTCGACACCTTGGCGGCCAGGGCCTCTTGGGTGACGTACAGAACTTCGGTGCCGTGAGCCGAGTGATCGTAGGCATTGAAGTGCACCGACACGTCGAGATCGCGGGGCTGGGAATTGTGCCAGTTGACGATGCGGTTGAGGTTTTCGCTCTGGGTGTGCGAGGTGTTGTCGTGAAAGGTCACCACGCTGGCGCCGTTGTCGCGCATGTTACTGGCGACTGTCTCGACTACCTTGCGGGCCTCGTTGACTTCGTCGAGCTGCGGCGGCACCGGCGCGCCGCTGGCGCCTCTGATATATTTGCCGTGACCGCTTGAGATCGCAATTTTCATTTGGAGTGCTCCTATGCCGCTACGGGGAAGTGTCTCGGATAGGATACACGAGCTGACGCATCACGGCTCGAAGCCGCGCAGCCACCGGCAGATCGTCGCTATCGCGCTGAATTCAAAACGCCGCGACGCTAGGCGCGGCCGCGGATCACGTCGCACTCGTAACCGGTGATGCGCTTGAGCTTGCGGGCCTGGATGTCGTTGGGCCGGGTGACGCCGGTCAGCCAGTAATAGAACGTCTGCCGCGACACCCCGACCGACGCGGCCTGCTGCGCCACTGTGTTGCCCGGCACCTTTTCCAGAATGACCGACATCGGCAGCGCCTGAAGATGGGCCAGCAACCGCTTGGCCCGCCGGGCGCCGCGGTCGTCGCCAGAACTGGTCTCCACCAAGCGCTCAGCCCATCTCAGGCTGCGGTCGTTTCCTACTGTGGGTTTCATGGCTGGTAAATTTAACCTCTTGACATGTTCCCGTCAAGGAACGAACTTGGACAGCAAGGAGAGCCCAAATGCCTATCACCGCGTTTAGCGTCGGCGCAAGCCGAACCATCAACCTTGGCAATTTCGAAAGTCTGCGCGTCGAGGCGTCGGTCACCTATGAGCTTGAGCCCGACGGCCCGCCGCTGGAAAAATACAAAGACCTTGCCCAGGGCGAGCTGCGCAAGCTGCTCGAAGACACTTACCGCAACATGACCGGAAAGAACGCTCCGCATATCGAGAAGCCGAAATGAGCGCAAACCGCACGACCGATAGCTATCAAAGAAAGCACCCGACCAGCCGCAAGGCCATTCTGCGCGCCGTGTTTGAATACTTTCGCCGCTGGGATGCGGTCGTTGCTGCCAACCGCTTATTGGAGAACCCGGTAAAGTCTTCCTCGTTACGCACTTGGCGCAGCCGGTGGCTGGCCTATGCCGGAGCAAAGGAGCCATGATCCCAGAACGGATGCTGGGTGCGCTCCAGCGTTATGTTGATCACGGCATTAAGCCGGGCGACTTTCTGACCGCAGTGTTGAGCAACGATCTGCGCGAAGCCTGCGGCCGGGCCGACGATGAAAATCAGCGGCTGATCTTCGAATACGTGAAATTCCTCCACAACCACGTGCCGTCCGGTTGTTGGGGATCGCCAGAGAACGTGCGTAACTGGCTTAAGCGGGGCGGCCTCAACCCTAAACAGGAACAGTAACATGGCCAATGAACTACAAACACAAAGCGACGAAGCCAAGAACATCGGCGATGAAGCCTCCAACGACACCGGGTTTCAGCAGATGATCAAATTCAAAAAGGGCGACTATTGGTGCGGCGAGGATCAGATCCCGCTCGGCACCCGCTACATCGCCCACGCGGTCGGCTGGACCAAATCGTGGGTGCATTTCGAAAACCGCACCGTGGTCGAGCGCCGCAACTTCCGGGTGGCCAAAGGCGAGAAGGCGCCGGAGCGCGAGGACATCCCCGACCGCGACGAAGCACACTGGCCGTACGGTCTCGACGGCAAGAACAAGACCGATCCCTGGGTGCTGCAATATCTGTTGCCGCTCGAAGATATGAACAGCGGCGATGTCTCGATTTTTGTCGGTTCCTCCTTCGGAGGACGACGCGCGGTGAGCGAGGTATGTGCGGCGTACGCTCGCCGCGCTGGCAAACAGAAAACCGGCCAGCCGATCATTGAGCTGCAAGAGACCACGTTCTCGTCGCGCACCTACGGCGAGGTACGGCGGCCGCTGCTGCGGATCGTCGGCTGGGATGGCGCCGAGGGCACAGCGTCGGAGCGGCCCACCCCCAGCATCTCCGAGGCCGATCTGAAGAAGGCCGAGTTCGATGATGCGATCCCGTTCTGAGCATCTGCAATGGTGCAAAGACCGCGCGCTGGAATACTGGCGCGCGGGTGACCTGACCAACGCCATCATGTCGATGGGGGCTGATCTGGAAAAGCACGACGAAACGCACTGCGATCCGTACATGCTGATGCTGGGCGGCATGTACGCCACCAGCCGCGACAGCGACGGCGTCAAACGCTGGATCGAGGGCTTTCGGTGATAACCATCCCGCACATGTCGGTCAGTGAGGTCGAGAAGCTGGAGTTTTATTTCAACAAGGAAGACGGCGTGTTGGACATCGCGATCTTCCAAACCGGCGGCAAAACGTTGTTCCACATCATGGTGAATGGCGATGACGGCAAATTTCCTGAAATCGTCCGACGCTATGCGAAAAAGCGCAAATGACAGAACAGTGCTGCGACAACTGCCGCTTCATGAAGCTGCGCGTGGACAAAAAGCGCCAATGCCTTCGCCACGCGCCGCAACCATACAACGCCATGCTGTTTTATCTCGGTGAGCTGTTGCGCGATGTGGCGTGGAGTGTGCGCGCGTCGGCCAACATCGAAGCGCCAAGCAAAGATGACGAACTCAATAAAGAGGCTACTGAGGTCTGGGATTACGCTGTTTGGCCGGAAGTCGAGCCAGATGACTGGTGTGGGGAATGGCAAACTCAGAGCTGATGAAACATCCGGTTTCTGCCCGCCCAATTCCAGCTGTTGTACGACGGCTCGCGGCGCTCGACAATGGGCGCCGCAGGCGAGCGCGTCACACGGGTGACGCGGTGGTGGGTGTGATGCGGCTCGTATGCCACGCGCTTGCGTGGCGCCCGCTGATCGACGTAACGCTTCTGCCCGGTCTTCGGCTCGTCTTTCCAGCTCCAACCGAAACGGTTCGGATGCGGATGCCGCATGTAGTGCAACATGACGCGAACGCTGCCCGAACTGTAGCCGGTCGCCGCCGCAATGGCGGCGGGCAACACCCCTTGTTTCGCCAAGTCATAGACCTGCCGTGGACGCGGGCGTTTCGGCCTGCGCCAACCGTCGTCATCGAGTTCGTCCATAGCTGAGAGATGCGCAGCTGCGATGACAGCGCGCTGTGCTGTAAATTACTTTTTGTGGAGAGAGCTGTGTCGAAACAGGTCCCGACCGCCGCCAAGATCAGGTTTCTGGAGAGCCAGATCGAGCTGATGCAAAAGCATTTGGCGATGTTCGACGCCGCTAGGCCAAAGAGCGACGCCTATTTCGGCTTTCAGTATCAAGAAGAAGTGTTGATGGCGATCCTCGACGATTACCGACAAAAGGAGAAGACGCGATGAAGACAGACATTCCGCTTTTACCGCACACGCGCATCGAGGTGATCAAGAACGGCTGGCGGCCACACGCCGAAGGCCATCGCGTCTGTAGAGACTATCTTGAAAAATGGCTGACATTCAGTTTGATCGAACAGCACGCTAAGGCAGGGCCGCCGATGCGCTACACGGTTGGCGGTCACATCCGCTGGGCCTATCGGCACGGTTGGCTCAAGATTGACGGCAAGACCGATGCCGAGCGAAGGCGATACCTTGCGCTGGAGAGAGCGATGCAGGCGGCGCTGCCTGATGGGTCAGATAAGGCCGACGTGCTGCATCTGATCCATCAAGCTGCGAAGTTTCGCGAAACAGGACTATTCCGATGACCCTACACGCTGAGACGTTCAACTACCTGAAGCCAACCGAGCGGCAGACTTTCCAGATGCAGGAAGTCCGCGACGCCTACAAGGCATTTACCGACCTGCTGCAACGGGCGCTGCCCGATGGCGCCGACAAGACCCATGTGCTGCGCCTGATCCGCGACGCCGCGATGTGGTCGCATGTCGCCATCACCCGCGAGCAGGACGGGAGCCCGCGCACGTGAATGGTCGGCCCAGGGCGCTGGCGATCTGGACGGTCTACGATCACCCGAGCGACTATCCTGATAAGTTTGTGGCGCGGCGGTTTTATATCGACGGCAGTGGCCACCACGCGTCGGGTAGCATCATTATCTCGTCCGACCTGGAAAGGCTGCGCAACATTCTCGCTTTAGAAATGCACCTGACGCGTCTGGTGCGCGATCCGTCCGACGAGCCGCAGATCGTGGAGAGTTGGTTATGAGCAACGAACGTCTCGGCGATGCGCCGATTGAGCCCAAGTTCGAAAAGCAGATGAACGCGCTGGCCGAAGCGATTGACCAGCTATTCAACGGCGACACCGCGATGCCACGCGGCCGCGGCATCAGAAGCGACGAGCGCAAGGTCGGCTTTGTGTTGCTGGTGTTTCCGTTCAATGATCATGACGGCCGCTGCAACTACATCTCGAACGGCGCCGACCGCAAGGATGTCGTCACCTTGATGAAAGAGCAGATCAAACGTTTCGAAGGTCAACCGGACGTGAGGGGCCGCGCATGAAAATCCACGACTGCGAGCAATACAGCGACGCGTGGTACGAGGTTCGCAAGGGCATTCCGACGGCGTCGCAGTTTCACAACATCATCACGCCTTTGGGTGCGCCGACCCGCGGCGACCGGCGCAAGAAGTACATGTACCGGCTAGTCGCCGAGAACCTGCTCAATCAGTCGATGGACGACCGCTTTGAGAACTACTGGACCAAACGCGGTCACGAGCTGGAGCCCGACGCCGCCGACGCCTTCTTCGCCAAGTTCAAGACCAAGATGAAAATCAAGAAGCTCGACAAGGTCGGCTTTGTCACCACCGACGACGGCCGCATTGGCGCCTCCCCGGAGCGGCTGTTCCACGGCGGCCACGAGGGCATCGAGATCAAATGCCCGTCGCCGTGGGTGCAGGTCGAGTATCTGCTGGACGGGCCGGGCGAGAACTACGCGCCGCAGGTCCAGGGCCACATCCTGGTCTGTGAGCTGAAGAAGATGCACCTGTGGTGCTGGCATCCGAACATGCCGCCGGTCCATGTTGAGACCGCCCGCGACGACGAATTCATCGAGAAGCTGGCCAAGGAGCTGTGGCACTTCTGCAACGAGCTGGACGCCGAGATCGACCGCGCTCGTCGCAAGGGGCCTTATGTGCTGGCCAAGCTGCTCAAATTGTCAGCAGAGATGGCCACCGACACACCAGGGACATTTCCGTGGCTACAGTGAGACCCAGGACCGAGAGGGCTGGCGGGCCAATAATGGGTCTCCGCCATGTGGATAGCGGTTATGATTGTGATCAGCGTCATGTTCGGCGCCTGCCTGGGCTTTGTTGCGCTTGCTTGTGCGGTCATGGCCAAAGGCGACGCCGCCGATCAGCGCTACAGCGACCGGGCCGAGCTTGAGTTCGTGCGAGAATGGCGCGCCGCGCGCCGCTCGAAGCGAGGAGTTATGACCCATGATCAGAGTGGTCATCACTGGACCGCCGTCCGGCACCGGGTACCTTCCCTATAAGATCGAGAGCTGGGCGCTCGGTCGGCCGCAATTTGTCGGGGTCTCCAGGCTCCCTCTGCTCGATGCCTGCCGCCAGCTCCAGCAGGCCGGGGTCATGGACGATACCGTGGTCGGTCTGTTCGACCAGGACGCCGACCGGGACGAGTGGCGAATGCGGACCACTGTTGGCTACGGTGCTCGCTACGGAAGCGCGCCGCCGGTCGCGGGGGCCGCCGTGGATGCGTTTTTATCGACGGCCGGGGGAGGGGTACCGGGGCGCCCGAAAAACGCGCCCACGAGCCTGGACGCAGGCGTACCGATTGAGGAGAACGAGATGGGACCCTATCGCGAATTCCCTGGCGGCCCGCTCAAGGGCGCGCCAGACCGTCCGGGTGAACTGAGAGACGACCGGCGCGATTTTACCGCCGCGCCGCTAGCCAAACCAGCGGCATCACCGCCAGCGCCACGTACACCCCCAGCACCGCCAGACGATAGGGATCAGGTTCCCGCAGAGCCTCCCAGGCTAGAAAAGTCGCACCACCGACCGAGACCAAAAGGATCAGGCGGACGGCGAGGATCGCGGTCAGGACGTTGAGCGCGCCGATCACGCCCTGTCTCCAGGCGGTGCGGCTGATGTATTCCTGAGTGATGACCGGCTGAGTGAACGGGCTTTTAGGCGGCGTCGCCGCCGAAGCCGTCGTCGTCGGATTGCTCGAACCAATTATCTCGCTCAGGCTCAGGGGCTGGCCGGGCGGCGGCTCGGGCAGTCTTTTTTCCGCGACGAGGGTCATTCGCCTTGCTGAAGGCGGTGGCGAATTTGCGGACGGAACTTCCGGCTGCTGGGTCATCACCCGCCTCCTCTTTGCGCAAACCGACGAACACGTACTGGATGCGCGCGATGGCCATCAGGGCCTGAAAGCGCTCGCGCAGCGTAACGTGCTCGCCTTGTTCGAGCTGGTCCAGCAGTTTCGCGACCTGCCGGTACAGCCGTTCATTGATTTTGAGGGGGTCCAGGTTGGGCATTGGGGGCGCCTTCGGGAATGTCAAACGGCGGTGGCGGTTCGACGCGCCTTGGCACAGTGACGGTTGGCCGGTTACCGGCCGAGACCCGCCCGGCTTCGGCCCCCACCGTGGCGGGCAGGTAGCCGAGGAAGCGGCCGGTGCGGTCGAACGCGGCGCGGCCAAATCTATCCAATGATTGGCCCAGCGGCGAGTAATAACGATGCGCGGTGTGACGGCCAGCTTTGCCGACCTGCGCCGCAATGGCGCCCAGCCCGCCGCCCATTCCGGCGCCCGGCAGGCCGCCGAGCATGTAGCCGATGCCCGACGGGATGCCGTAGCGCGACAGCGCGCCGCCGATCTCCTGCCCGGTATGGCTGCGCAGCGCACCGCCGAGCGCGCGGCCGCCAAGCGCGGCTCCGGCGCCCGCTTCCGCACCGGCGGCCGGATCGTCGGGGTTGGTGAGCGCGCCCGCAGCAGCGCCCTTGCCAGCAGCCTCGGCCGCATTACCGCCAGCGCGCAGAGCCGCCCTGGCCTTGGGATAAGCTTGCTGGGTCATCCAGCGGCCGCCTGCGCCCAGCGGGTTGATCCAGATCGGCCGACTGGCAGGCAGCGCCCTGGCGGCCAGCTGCCCGAGCTTCAGTGACGGCACCATACCACCGAGCGCGACATCGAGCCCGCCGCTGCCGATATACTCGGCCGGGCCTTCTGCCGGTGCGTCGGCAAAATTGGCCAGACGCTGGCCGCCGTGCTCGGAGACGAAATTGCTGACACCCTCGGGCACGACTTTGCTGGCCAGCCGTCCGGCGCCGGTGAGCGCCGCGGCACCTTCGCGCGCGACGCCCTGCCCGGCGGCCTGCTGCCAGTCCATTTCGCCGTAGCTCGGCGGTCGTCCGGTCGGCGCCGCGCCGGTCCCGAGAAAGCCGCGGATTTGCTCCAGCACACCGGGCCGCGGCGGATAACCGGTAGCCGTCGGATTGGCGGCGGCCGCACCTTCCGGCGTCGGCGCAGCACCCGGCACTGCTGGGGTGTGGCCGCGCGAGCCGAGAAATTTGTTGATCTCGTCGTCGTTCCAGGTTTCGGGTTCTTGCTTCGGCATTACTGGCTAATCCCGAATTCGTGCATCAGCTGCGGCAGACGCGGGTCGTTGGGATTGTCCTTGCGCATTTTCTCGATGGTCGCCCGCAGCTTCTGCCACTCGCCTTTACCCATCGGCTCGAATTCTTGTTCTTTGGTGCGCCACGCTGGACGACGCGCGCGGTCTTCGGCGCTCGGCTCGATGGACTTCAGCTCTGGCGCGGCGTCCTTGTGAAACATCCCGGTGTTGGGATTGCTGCGCGCGAACTCGTCGTACAGCATCATGGCGTCGGGATCGGTGGCCGGAGGCAGTCCACTCAGTCCGGTCTGTCGCGCGAACACACCGTTCTTTTGCTCCATGGTGTGCAGGCCGCCAATCATCGCCTGCCGCACCACGGTGCGCAGCGCCGCCTTACCGGCATACAGCGGCACCTCTTTGAGAAACTGCGTTACCGGCGTGACGTTGACCCGGCCGGTTTGCAGAAACACCATTTCACCGGCGAACGCGCGCAGCGGCTCATTGAGCGCGGCAAATTGCGGATCGCTGGTGTAGCCCTGCGTCTTCCATTCATTCCAGACATTGGCCGGGATGGTGCTGTCTTCCGGGATTTTCAGACGGTTAATGGCGGCTTCCAAGATCACCGCCTGAGTGGTAGCGCGGTTGCCCGCTTCCAGCTGTCGGCTTTCCTGCGAGTTGCCGTTGTTCCAAACATTCTGGAAGGCATGGTACATGCCCTGGTTCCAGCCGGGATAGAGCTGCGCGGTCAAGTCCACGGCGCGCCTGCGCTGGCCGCCGGTAACCGTGAAGGTCTGCGGGTCGATGCGCAGGTTTTTAAGATCGTCGACCTGCTGCGCCACCTCGGGATTGTTTTGTTTGATGGCTTCAAGTTGTTGTTGCCGGAATTCGTCGGGGTCCTGGCCGGGCGATGGTTTCAGCCGTGCGATGCGGTCGATGTTTGATCCCAGAGCCATCTGCACCTGACCGACGGCAGCGTCAGCAAGGGAGCCTTTGGGGATGGGGCTCTCGACCGGATCGCCCGACATCCGCCGCCGCGCCTCGCGCAGGATGTTGCTCTTGGCGAGCGGCGGCAGCGGCTGGCCATTGGCGTCGCGCAAGCCTTCGGTGATCTTGCTCTCATAAGGATTGAGCGGTTCGCTCTGATCTGCGGTTGGCGTCTGCGGCGCCTCTGGCTCGTCGCGGCCGGGCAGCTGGCTGGGATCAATACCAAAAGCGCCGCCACTGCCACCCGGCACGGTGCGCCGACCGCTGAGCGCGTCGAACGCGCGCTGCTCTTTGTCGGCGTCGCCCGCCACCTTGCGCAGCTGCGTGGTTGCGGCCAGCTGGCGGCGGTGGAAGGCGTCCTGCCATGTCAGCCAGCCTTCGACGCCTCTGAGATCGTTGCGCTCCAGCTCGTGCAGCACGGCGTTGTCGCCAATCTGGTTGGCATAATCCGAGATCATGTTTCTGGCCTGCTGATGCGTGATGCTGCCATCGGCGGCCATGCGCAGGATCGAGCCATAACTTTGCAGGATTTGGGCGTGCGCCTGATTGGATTGCTCGAACTTTTGCAGCGCCTCCTGGCGCCGGATTTCCAGACCGCGCAAGGCCGCCACCGTGTAATTGCGGCTGAACTTGCCCTGCGAGATGGCGTCGAGGATCGGCACGAACGGCGCCATCAAAAAGCTGCCCTGGCTGGAGGGCTCAGCCACGCTGGGCGGTCCCCAGCGGCCGAGCGCGGCACCGCTATCGCGCAGCTCCTTGTAGCTCAAGGCGGGTGACGGCATGTCGGCGCCGGGCGCGACGCCGGGATATTGCTCCGCCATCCTGATATGACCCGGCTCGGTGCCCCATTGCTCCGGCGGCCTGTTGGCTGCGGGCGGCCGATAGTTGTCTGGCGGGAATGTGACCGGCGGATAGGCGGCGTCCACCACGTCCTCGGCCGCTGGCTCGGTCTCCGCGGTCTTGTCCTTGGTCTTGCTAACGCTGCCCAGGTCTTCGTTGCTTTCGAGCCCGGCGGGGGTGCCACCGGAAGCATCAATCGAGGCGACCTGTGTGGCCACCGACGCCGGATTGGTCGGCGACTGCGTGAAGCTGCGCGGATCGGGCGGCGCGCCAGCCTCGTTCTGCTGCGGTTGCGGCGGCGGTGGTAGCGGCTGCTGCTGTTGCCGCGCCTGCGCCAGTGAAGCGAGGTCGGTGAAGCTCATGCGACCAAGCTCCTCCTGTTGCCCCTCCCTGGCGGCGGTCGCGGCGGTACCGGTTCATTGGGCAGCGGATACGGGGCGTACGGATCGTTATAGGGCGACGGCACCATTTCGGGAAATTCCGGCATGTCGAACGGCTGTTGCTGCTGGCGCCGTGGCGGGCTGGTTTTCTTCGGTGCGGCGAAAGCGGTTTTGGTTTCCTTGCCCTGTGCCTTGCGCAGCCGGTCCAGAGTGGCGGTGCGGTTGTCGGGTGTTGCCCTACGACCCTCCGGCGACAGATCGCGATACCATTGCGGTGCCCGCGGATCGCCGCGCTCAAACAGCCTGCCGGGTGTCGGCGGCGGCATGCCCTGCGGCCAGGGCGCGCCCGCAGGCGGCTCGAACGGCCGTGGTGGACCGGGGGTGAAAGTTGGCGCTGCCCCCGCGGCGCCCGGCGGCACCCGCGGCGCATTCGATCCGCCGGGAGTGTAGCGCCGCATCTGTTCCGGCGTCGCCTGATTGCGCAAATTCCGAAACTGACGGGTTTCAATATTGAAACGCGTTCTGTTTTGAAGGCTATCAGGGAGACTTCTCGCCCCGAGCCATTCTTGATAGGTGGGTAGACGACCCTGCGCCCCGGCGGCACCGGCCGGAACGCTGGTTTCACGTGAAACGGGCGGAGCGCCGCGATTTTGCGCCTGATAAGCCGCCGCGGTCGAGGCGGTCTGCGGCGGCACCCCCGCCATCAGGTTGCCCGCGCGGATTTCGGCCGTTCCTTCCCCCTGCGTCCTGCCGGGGTTCATGTAGGCGCGCGCGGTCGCCATTGTGTTGGGCGGAACCGGCTGCGAGGCGCTGGTTCGGCCCTGAAAGTCGCCTTTTAGGCTGCGATTTACGTCGTTTGGGGTGGCAAAATTGGGGTTTTGCGCCTTGAGCTGGTCGATAAAGCTCTGCACCGCCCCGGTAAAGTCGCCCTGGAGCAGTTTCTGGATCGGGCTCGGCTGTGCCGCAGCTGCCGAACCCGCGTTATTCCCAGCGGCGGTGCCAAATTGTGGCGAAACAGTGGCAGGAGCGGCCGCAGCCACGCCGCCCGAGCTGCGGACCAGATCGTCGGCCGTCATCGGGCCGCTATAGCCGCCAACCTGAGTGCCTTGCGCCGGTGGCGCGTAATCCGGCCCACCGGGACCGGCGCGGCTGCTGCCGAGCAGGTTTTCCGGCGTCAGTTCGCGCTCGGTTTCCTCCGGCGGCGGCGCCGCAGAGGGCTGCGCGGGCGGCGGCGGTGCGGCTGCGGCCGGAGCGTCGGCCGGACGGCTGCGCGGGAGTGGAATATTATCACCACCCTGTCGTTGCGGAGGCGGTGATGGTGCCGGTGCCGGAGCCGGGGCTGGTGTGGGCGCTGGGGCTCGCGGCGGTGGTTGCGGCTGCGCTGCTGGCGCTGCATTAGGCGGCAGCGGCGTTGACGGCAGTCCCTGGTAGCCCGGCTGCGAGGTGTAGGTGTTGCCGTATGCGTCGGGCCTGCCAGGGCCTGATGCCGTCGGCCAGCCATAGCTGCCGCCGCGGCCAGTGCTGGTATCGCCTTCGGCCGGGCCGCCTGGACGCGATGGCGTTCCGGCATGCGCCGAGCCGACCAGCGAACCCAGGATCATATCCAGGATGCCGCCACCGCCCGAACTGCCACCGGATTGCTGGCCGCCGGGAGCGGTCGTCTGCGGTGGAGCGCCACTCGCCTGCGAGGCTTGCTGCGATGTGGCGGCCGGGCTGTAGGCGTAGAGCCCCTGGCCGGGACTATCGACGGCCGGACTATCGCCGGTGTTCATCGCATTGCTGTCGAACTCGCCTCCGGTCGGGCCGCCGCCGGTGTCGGCATTGGGCGGGCCGCCGAATTCCATGCCGACGGGGTTTTCACCACCGCCACCACCGCCACCACCACCCCCGCCACCACCGCCGCCACCGAGCATACCGCCCATCAGATGCCTCCAAGGCCGCCGAGCGCCGAGCCAATGCCGCTAAAGGTCTGACCCTTGGCCTGCGCCGAGCCTGCCGCGGCTGACGCGGTCTGACCCAGGTCCTGAAACTGCGCCTCGCCCAAAGCGGCCTTAAATTCTTCCGGGATGTTGGTCACACCGGGCAGCGCGCCCTCCTCCATCTGAAACGCGGTCGGCCCGGCGCCAAAGCTGCCGCCGGTGGTCGGTGTCGTGCCGCTGCCCGGAACGCCCGCCACCGCACCGCTGGTCGGGCCGGACGGTGTCGCGCCGGTCTGGCCGAGCCCGAGTTGCGCATAGCGATTGGCCATCGCTTCGATGGACAGACCGCCGAGGCGCGTGGCGTCACCCGATGCTTGACCAGAGATTTCGCCGACTGTGTTGCCGCCACCCATCAGATACCTCCCAGGCCGCCAGCCAGACTACCGATGGCGCCGATGCCAGAGGACAGCGCGCCTTTCTGGGCGTTGGCCACTTGTTGATTGGCGGCACGCTCGGCGTCGCTCTCGCGGACTTCCTGATAAACCTTGTTGGCTTCGGCGCCGGTGTTGGCTGCGGTGGTGCCGGTCGAGACTGGAATGCCGGAATGCGCAAACGCCTGATCGTTGGCGATGGTGTTTTCGCCATAGGTATATTGGTTATAAGTCTTCATCAGATCGGTCAGGCTGTCGTCCGCGCCGCCAAATCCGGTCATGGCTCCGATGTTGCCGCCCATCGCTAGAACCTGATCACATAACGTGGATGAATTTCAGTAGCGTCGAGACGCAACGCCATTTGTTTGAGATCGACCGGGGTGTCGGAGGCCACCGCCCAGGTCTTGCACTGGCGGCCGCGCGCCCAATTGATCGAGGCGCGCAGTAATTTCAAAGCCTCCCAGCCGCAGCCTTCTTCGGCGCAGATGAAAGCGATGTTGCAATTAAAATCTGACGGCAACCACGCCAGCACCGAGAGCTGTGAAATGCAAAACGAATTCGGCATCCGCTGTGGCAGGAACAGCAACGGGTTTTTCAAGACAATGTTGCGAAACCACAGCTCAGTTGAGATCGGATCGTACTCGTTCGAGTAGCGGCGGCGGCAGATGTCGTACAGCCAGGGAATGTCGGCCTCGGTTAAGAGCGACGGCTCTACCAGAACGGATAGATCACTGGCGCTCGGAACGCCCACCACCATGGATTGGAGGCTATCGCTTCGCCGGGCGGCGTCCCCGCTATGGTCGGCGCCGTTGTTGGCAGCGGCAGGATCGCGTCGTTCGCTACGAAGTGCTGCTGATGGTTGGCGAAGGTCCACCATGACCTGTTCTCCGCGCTACCCCCGACACCTTCTAGCAAAATCTCCGCTTCGGGAATACCGAAGGTGCCGCCGGACAGTGGCGTGGCTTGCACATAAGGCGGCAGCTGCGGGTTGGGCGGCACCGGCGGCGGCGGTGTGATGACTTCTGTCGTAAAGCCGTTGGCGTAGTTGGACGGCAGGTTGGTGTTGAAATCGTCGTGCGCTTGTTGATGCGACTGGTTCCACCACGATGCCGGTTCATCCTGGCCGAAGCCGGGATCGAGTAGATACGGCAAAACAGAAAAATGCGACAACCGGGACAGTACCGCGAAATAGGCACGGTGCTGCATCATGTGCTCAAAGCCGTACAGCGGATCGTCCGGGTTGAGCAGGATGGCGAGCGGCATTAGCCGCGCTTGTTGTAGCGTCGCACCTCGCGCGAGATCAGCGTTGAGGCTTCCTGCGGCGGCGCGCGCGTATCCGACGTGCCCATCGGATCAAAGCCTCTTGGACTGACGCGATCCATGCCGAAGTCCGAGCCGCCGTTTCGCACCGCGCCCCGCGGACCCACGCGCGGCTCCGTACCGAGACGCAAAGGTCCGGCGAGTGAGCGATCTGACCTCGTTTTCCCGTCCGGGATCAAAAAGCATGCGGTCGGGTCCGACCGCGGCGTTCCGTCCTTGGTCTGCTGTGTCGGCCATGGCGCTTGGCTTTCTTTGGTCATAGTTCACCTTGCCAAATTTTATCGAGCACCTGATAGTCGCTTTCGGCGTTCACCGGCAGGTAACCCAACGACCGCCACATTGCATAGTGCCGGTTAACCTGGACCAAACAAATATACCAGCGGATGTGACGGATGATCGGCCAAGTTTTCATAATCTGATGTCCGGTCGGGACGGCGCGCTGTCGCGGTCGTGGAGCACGACGCTGCGGTACGGTATGGCGGCGTAGGTCAGGGCGTCGAGCACATCGTTAAGGCTGCGAACCAAATAAACTCTAACGCCAGTCGCTTGCAGCAGTGCGTGCGTGCTACGCTGTGCCGCCGACAAGCTGTTGCCCCTGACTTTCAGTTCGAGGCCGATCACGCATGAGCTGTAGTGACCGCGCGGATGGAAAACCAAAATATCGGGCATCCCGGCTCTCATGCCCTTCTTCTTCAGTCGTCCTGATGTTGCTTTGCTCAATTTACCGTAACCGGCGGGGAACGTCGTGTAGAACGTCGGCATCCGCAGCACAGTTTCCAAAAGTTCGGCGACCGCGATGTGGAATTGATCCTCGGTCGCCGTCGTGCCTGGAAGATTGAGATCGCGCGTCACCGGCGTCCACTCCTGACAGGTCCGGTGCGCCCGCCAGGGCGCGGCGTGCGGTGCATGCGATTGCCGCGGGTCGGGCGACAATCACCTGGATAAGCACCGTTCGACCACGCCATGCGCTTCACCGGGCCAGTGCGGCCCGGTGGTTTGTCGCGACGGGCCATTACAGCCGTCCTCTGCGCCTGCCGCGGCCAACGCCTTGGCGATGACCGCGGTGGCGACGAATGCGTGTTGCCGGTCGGTGCAGTCTGCCGAGCTTACCGGCCGGATCAACACGGCTGCGTGGCCCGAGATAACTGCCTCGTGCCATCAGAGCCTCCTTAAGGCGCGCATTCGCGGATTGACCTTGCGAGTGACGCCGCGTTTGAGCGAAGAGTTCATGCGCGGATAAACATTCGGGGTGCGGTAGTCCAAGAAGCGTTTGTTCTTGAGCTGCCGCCCTAACATCCCCGAGATGTTACCGGCCATGGCGTCTCTGCTTGCGGGCTCTGATGCGGCGAGCGCGTCGTGTCATTTTCAGACGTTTGCCGCGAGCCATAGCGTGTTACCGACGGCTCTTCCGGCCCCGACGCCTGCCACGACGCTCACGTACCATCTGATTGTCCATGCTCTTCTCCTCTTGCGAGAGTGTGCGGACTAAGCACCAAACAGGGTGCGGTTTTCTGCACCTATGTGCAGACGCTCGATTGTGAAGTCGGGCGACAGACTTTGCAAGTCAATGGCCCCGGCGATGCCCGCGCCCTCGATACGCTGTGGCTCGAAACCGAAGTGATTTCCTTCGCTTAGCTCAAAGCCGATATCCTGCGATCCACCCGGAATGCCGCCGCCGCGGCTGTGCATTTGGCCGACCAACGACACCCCGCCGCCGAAATTGTCGTAGAATTCCAGATACAGGCGCTTCCAGTTCTTGATGAACAGCTGATTGATGCCGGTGCCGCGCAAGAATTTGGTCGCCAGCTTTTTCAATAAGTTCGGATCGGGCTGCGCAAACAGCTGATAGAGCGCGGTGCCGTCGGTGCCGTACGGCGTGATGATGCTGTCCTGTTCGTAGCTGCCAATGTGCGTCAGGTTGAGGTTCTGGCTGGCGACCGACCAGAATTCGTTCTGCGTCGGATGCCACATCAACAAAAGATTGCGTTTGACGCCGAACGGGTCGGTGAACATGCCGTTGCACAGCAACACCTTGAAGCCGAACATGGTCGCCGGGCACATGGTCGGCAAAAATGTCGAGGTGTCGAGTGTGTTGGTGAGATTGGTGACGCGGGCGCCGATTTCACGCGCCTCGCCACCTCTGGTTTCGTAGATACCCGCGCCGTTGAACATCTGCATGTAGCGGCCGATGCGGCCGACCGGACGCGGAAAGCGCTGGCCGACCTGCGGGTCGATATTCTGATAATTCAGGTTGGTGACGAACGGGTCCTGCGGCGTGCCCTGGCCGCTGAGCTGCACATTGGCGATCAGGTCGATGGAGCTGTCGCCGTAGACGTACAAATAACCGGACGACGCCGCCAGATCGTTGAAGGTGTAAGTCAGCTTGTTACCAAAGTAGCCAAACGAGCCGCCCCCATCGGTCGTGCTGAAATCGGCGCCGTTGGCAGGCGCGGAGAAGGAAATCACGTCCTTGCCTGCAACAAACAGACGGCTCTGATAGACCTCTAAGCAATAGATGCCGGGGAGCCCCACCGGCATAGTGAACGGCGGGCTCTCCGGGGTCTCGTTGGCATTGGTCAGCCAGTCCGGTGCGGGATCGCCCGGCGAGGAGAGGGTAGTGCCGTCCCATGCGTACAGTCCTTGGGGGCTTCCAAACAAGACGCCGCCTTGCTGCCCGGCAATGTTACCGAAGAACTGAGGCCGCCAGACCACTGCGCTGGCCCAATACTGCGGAGTGATGGGCTCCCAAATTTGTCCAACGGTAGTGACGGCGCGAGTGTCGAGATCGACTTGATCGACGGTGCCGTCACTGAGGAACATCCAGCCGAGACGACCGGGAGGCGGGACATTGAACTCTCCTGTTTCGTTGCCGATGAAGCCGAAGAACATGCGCAGAATGGTGCGGCCACCACCCGGCGCATAAATCGCAGGACCGTGACCCCAGCAAGAACGCAAATTTCCGGGGCCGATTGCGAATAAATTCTCATTCCACCATTCTTCGTTGTCGTCGATGCTGCCGCGGCGGCCCTGCTGGTTGAGGCCCTTCCACTGATCCAGAGTTTGCAGCTCGAAGGATTGCTGGTTGTCGGTCTTGACCGGCACTTAAGCACTCCGAAGTGTCGCACCATAAGCGGTCTGGATCATTTGCGGACAAACCACCGCGGCCGCGAACGGCATCTCGGCATTGAAGGCTTGCGCCATTGCCTGCGCGTCCTGAGTGCGCTGCTGCTGGATCAAACACAACACGCCGCTCCAGTAGGCCACCGCATCGGTCCATGGATAGGGAATGATTTCAGGGTCTTTGTCGGTGAGTAGGTCTTCGGGGATGCAGGTCAGATCGACTTCCATCGCCTGAGCTTGTCCGGGAATTGGTGCCAGATAGATAGAACCGATAGGACCTTCGTTGAACTGTGACCACCACCCAGGCTCCGAGATCGTGCCGTAGAATGTTCGCCCATAAATGCGAAATCTCGCCTGGAAGTCCGTCCAGACGATACGTCTCCACATAGGTTTCCATGCGCCGCCCGCGATGATCCAGCTGCCGTCGTCTTGTTGTTTCCACTGGCCGCCAATCGCAATCGAGACTGAACGGCAGGCAAGAATATTTTTGACGCCGGGCAGTTGCGTTTGCGCCAGCGCATTCCAGGCTGCGAATTGGTAGACTTCTTTGTTAGGCGCGGTTTGCACGCCCGGCGGAATGACGCGCAGACATCCGCTTGCCGCGGCGATCCTGCGCCTCGCCCGGTTGATGTAGGTGTGCAACGTCGTTTCCGGGAAAAACTGTCCCTGCTGATCGTTCAGCAGGTTCCTGGTGTCCGTCACGTACTGCAAAAGCATGCGGCAACCCCGCTCCCGGCGGGTTCGGGCTCGACGGTGGGCCGGGACCTGTTCCCGAGGGGCCGGGCAGTCCCCAGCCATCGAGAATAATCTGTGCGGTGGTCGGCGTCGATGGCGGCGTTATTTGCGGTGTGCCGCCGGTATAGACGTTGTCGAACACGATAGGCACGCCAGCGGGCGGCTGGTTCGGGAAGCCAGCGTACGCCGTCGTGGTGGTGAATTTCGGGAAGTAGCCATTGACCGCCGGAGCGGTGGCGCTGCCGGTGCCGAACTGCGGCTGTACCACCCCAGGGAGGGAAGGCGGCACCGGCGCGGGAGCAACGGCAGGGCCGACCAAAGGCCCCGCAGGTACGTGGCCGATAGGTGGCGGCGTCGGCGGCGGAAAAGTCGGCACGCCGATGGGATCGCTGATCGAGCCCACACCGCCGCCGGGCGGGAATGCCGAAGTCGGAATGATCGGCGTGAAGCCGGGAAAAATATCGACGGTCGCTATCGGCGCCCAGGTCAGATTGAACTGTGCCCCGATGCCTACTCCGCTGGTCGAGACTTGAGCCACCGGGTTGGCCGGTGGCGCCGCGCTGGTCGAACCGTGATTGATGATCGTCACTGACGCAATCGCGTCGGCGGTCATGGTTGTCGCTTTGAGGACGACGCCGTTTGCCAGGGTCACCGTATCGTTGAGGACGTAGCCAGAACCGCCGTGGCCGACCGCTACGGTTGCGAAGACGACCTCTTGGGCCACTGCCAGAGTTTCGACTTCATCATCCATGCGTCACCATCGGCGCATGGGTGTCGTTTGCCACGACGGCCACACCGGACAGGGCGGCGGCCCTGAGATCAACCCGGTGCCCGGCGCGCGGGTCTCGCTTTCGCCCGGCCAAGGCGTTCGCGGGATCGGCCAGCCGAACGACCACGGACTAGTCCGCCGAAACATCTGATAGTAGGCCGGGTCCATCCAATGCGAACCGGGAATGACATAGTGCGGGCGCCGCGCCGGAAGTGCAGGCGGTGTTGGACCGCAACGCGCCAGCTCCCATTGTGATGGGCCGAGGCGGGCGAGCTCGCGCGGGCTTGATCTCATGGCGGCGGTGCCGGTCCAAAGGTAGCGCCGCCGGTAATGCCTTCTAACAACATTCCGGTTGACGGCTTCGAGCAAACAAGATTGAGCGCGGTCAGCGACAGGCCGACGCTGGCGATCTGGCCTTGTGGGATGGTCGAGTACCAGCCGGTCCACGCAAAATTTGCATCTTCGTGGATGACCAGTGTGATGTATTTGGAATTAAATCCGACGGCAGTTCCTTTCGGACAATTGAGATCAAAGAAGATCGGAGTGTCGCCGAGTAGTAGTCCGCGGAAACCGCTGTTGACGGGATCATCTTTGCCCCACCGACTTGTTGGATCGTTGTTGTAGCGTTCGACGCTCATAAAGTCGGTCATGAGCGTTGTCCAGTCCTCGATGCTCATAACAACAAAATCGAGCGCTTCACCGCCGGAATGTTTGGCTGCTGCCAGCAAGTTCGGAATGAAGGTGGCGCGGGTCAGCACCGGACCAGCGGCAGCAATCTTCAGTCCGCCCCAGGTCGGATAAGTGGCGCGCGACAGGCCGCCGTAGACATCGACCGTGGTGCCATCGTCGTAGGCATCTAAAAGTCCGAACATTTGCAGCGCGACGTTGCCTGCATTCGTTCCAAACAACGCCGCCGCCAGCGAGTGCAGCGCGCTGTTCTTCAGATCATTCATCTTCAACATCAGGCGGGAGGCGACCGCGATAGCGTCTTGCGTAACCAGTTGCTCCAGACCCAGAGAAGATACCGGCGTCGCCAGCGCACATAAATTGAATTCCGCATTGACAGTCGCGGCAACATCTTGAGGAAGATTAAACTGGCCAGCAGGCCCAATCCACGAGGAGGTGACATACTGGCCAGTTTGCACCGGCTGCGTGTACGGCGAAACACCACCCGATGCCCGGATGGCATTTCTGAGCAGCAGGGCGAGAAGCGGGTTCTGCCGATAAATGAGGACCACGACCATCTGCGCAAACACGCGCCGGACGGTGGCTTCAAGCTCCAAGCCGATGGGGCCGGACGGAATTAAGCCGGTGCCGAGAACTGGCAAATCTGCCTCCTATGACTTTTAGAACCTGCGCCCTTTTTCCTGCTCCTGCTGCGCATACAGCGTCTTCAGAAGCTCGTTGCGTCCCCACCCTTCAGGATCGGCGGCAATCTCTTTGAAACCAGGAGCCTTGTCGTGGTTCCACCGGCCGTCACTGAAGGTCGCGTCGCTGGGCTTTGGGTTCTTGGAGGCTTGGTAGCTTGCCGCTACTTCGTAATCACCGATGTTGCGCTCGACCATGAATTTCTCCAGGTCTTCCATCGCTTGATCGGTAAAGCCGTATTCGTCTTGGGTTTTCTTGCGCACGCTGGTGAAACGTGTTCGCTCGGCCTCTTCGCGCTGAGCGGCCTCGCGGTCGTCGCGCTCTTTCTTGTCTGCCGCCAGACGCTCTTCCACCCGCTGCTCGATGTCGTAGTCGGGGATTTGCATCTGCGGATATTTTTTCTTGACGAGCGCCTTGGCTTCTTTGTTGAGCGAAGGGTCGTTCCAAATCTGTTCGACGAAATCGGCGACCTGCCTGCGCCCTTGCAAAAACTGATACTCTTCGTCGGGGATGGTGCGCGGCATCGGCGTGCTCAGCTGTTGTTGTTCTTACCGATGATCGAGGGCTGCAACGGCACGCCGCCTTCCGGCTTCGGCACCACTTTCGGGATCGCGCCCCACTCGCTGACTTCGCTCTGAGTGTCAACTTGCAGGATCGTGCGTGGCGGCGTCTCCGGCGGCGTGGTGATCGGCGGGTCGTAGCTCCGGTTCTGCGCCATCGTCGTCTCCTTCTATCAGGATCGTCCAATCAGGTCCGAAGTGGTGAAGCGAGATCACAGCGCAAAACTTTGCGCTCTCAAGATCGGGAAACGGGATCGGGCACTTTGAAACCATCCCGCTCTCCCGGTAGGCAACAATGTAATACATCGCGTTACGCACCCGGTAAAGGCGTTGCAGGCATCGGCGGCTGAGCTGTCGCGCCCGGTATCGGCGATGGCCCGGCTGGTTGGTCGGGACCGCCGCCACCTTGCTGCGGCTTCTGCTGTCCCATAATCCGTTGCAGCAAAGCGTTTTTCACGATGTTACGCAGCAAATCCTCGAGGTGAGTGCGCTGCTGGCCCGCGCTCGGCGCGCCTTGCGGCAGATGCTTGCTCAAGCGCTGCACCGCCTTCAAAGCATCTTGTTGCACTGGCGTTCCGACTTGCAGACCGGGCAGCGCCTGCTGCATCAGACCAATGGCCTGCATCAGCATGGTCATCGACGATGCCTGATCGCCGGGACCGGGCGCGCTGACTTTCGGGCCGCGCTGCCGACCAGCGATAGCCGCTAGTACCGGACCACCACCTTGCGGTGGACCGCCCCCGCCTGCCGGTTGGGATGGAGGTCCAGCAGATGGCGGCCCGGCATCTTCAGCGGCGCCCTGGGCGCTGTCGAGGAATGACATTGTGTTACCTCGTAACACAAAGCTACAACATCACTGCCGCTTCCGTCCACCGCCACCGCCACCGCCGCCACGGCCACCGCTGGGGAAGCCGAGCACGCCCTTCACCATCTCTTCGGTTTTCTCGGCCTGCGCTTCTTGGGCCTGCTGTTTCTTGCGTTGCCGCAGTCTTGATAGCAGCAGTTCGGCTCCAGGCGGATGCAGCATGTGAATAAGGTCTTCCGCGTCCACGGCTCCTGCGCGCGCCAGAGCAATGGCCACCTGACGATTGTCCTCGGCAAAAGCGGGCGACGCGCTATGACTGTCCACCTGTATCTGAAAGTCATCGGGCATAGTCTTGAGGGTGAATTCAATTTTGCTGTCGCCGGTGATGTAGACGTGTGGGTCCATCGCCTGCATCAGGCGGTAGGCTAAGTATCCGCTTTCGGCGAGCTGGCGTTCGATGCGCGCGGCCTGATCAATGAGCCGTGGAGTAGAAGTTCGTACCAGCGTCTGAGCGTGGACGCCCGCTCTAACTCCGGGTTCACCTTGCCCGGACATGACCGGGGAAAAGCCGCTCGCTTCGTCAAATAGCTGAAATAGAAACTGAAGCTCTTCGAGATAATTCGCTGGCGGAGGTTCAGTGAGCTTCTTAGCCGAAGCATTCGGGTTCGGATCATTAATGAAGCCACCCTCGTTGATGATCTTGTAATATTGCTCCTCGGTGATTGAGGTGAAGCCGGAAAACACCTGCGGCGCATTGACGTTGCGGTCCCACATGACTTTCAGATCGCGCAGTCGCTTGTTGAGCACGTCCTGTAGCATCTGCACGTCGGCGATGTAGGAGCGACCCCAGAAATAGCCCGGTGTCGGCTGCGCCTGAATTTTAACGAAGCCATGCCGCCCTGGAATTTTCGACAGATTGCGCCGGGTCTTGTCGCCTTCGACGATGATCGGCTCGTGGCCGTAGACGTGCTGGATGGTGGTATAGTCGCCGTCACGGTCGCGGTCTTTTATCCAGAGTTCGCAAAACTTGACGGTGGGCGTAAGCCGCCGATTAGGACGCCATGGCGTCGGTACCGGGAAAACGTTGACGATGCCCGCCGCCTCGGAGCGCGGCGCCCCTCCTGGATAATCACCCAGCGGGTTGAGACCCCCCACCACCATCTGATGAAAATAATTGGGTTGCTCATCCATTTCCCTTCCGGGTTTGCCTGCCTCGATGCGCGCCAAAATCTCCTTGCGCTTCGGATGGTCGGCCAGCATCGAGCGCAGCCGGGTGACGGTTGGATAGCTGACGTGACAGAACGCCTCTTGCTCGTCGAGACTGATGGTGGTCTCCGACAGCACACCAAAATTCTGTGGGTGCACCGGCGCAATGCGAAAGCCGTCGTGGTCCTCGTCGGGATTGTGCTTGAGCAGCTGACAGCCGTTGATCAGCGACCACACCACGGCCTCGCCGAAGGTGATGTCGCTGTCGGTGTTGCGGTAATCGGCTGAGAGTTTTTCCGAGCAGAGCTGCGCGCGCTCCAGCACACTGTCGGCCTCGTTGCTGTCGTACAGCATGGCAAAGCGCACGTCGGTCGGCTGCATCAGGAAGCCAGCCAATTTGTCAATGAAGGCTTTGGTCTTGTTGTAGATCGCGGCGCGGGCGTCGTAGGTGCCGCAGTAGTAATATTGCGAGGCGCGGGTATAGACCATGCCGCGTTCTTGCTGCGACGCCAGACACTCGTCAGTTAGTTCCTTGACCCAGATTTCCAGGTCTTCGTCGGGAATTCGCAGCATCGCGCCATTCCTTGTCCATCGCGCGCCACTCGACTTCGCGATAGATCGCGTTGAGCACGTCTATAGCCCGAAACGGGAATTTTGTCTTTTCAGCGAGCGCCCACACCCGGCGTTCGAACTCGACCAGCTCGGGCATGGTCATGTTGCAGATGTTGGCGGCTGTTAGCTCCTTGATGTAGCGTCGGCCTTCGACGTTCATCAGGACGATCATTGAACAGCTCCCGCGCGCAGCTCTCGTTGCAGACGGCAGACGGATGCGCGTTGCAAAACGTGTGCGTGACCGGGCAGACGCGCAGCTGGCGCATCAGAAGCCCCGATTTCGTTCCGCATCTGAGCACGGCCCATCGCAATAGGCGAACTCACGCCACCATTCGGCAAACCAGTGTTTCAGCTTGCTCATCCTACCCACCCCGGTAACCACCCGGCATAAAGCGCAATCAGTATCCCGGCGACAATCAACAACCACATCCGCGCGCCCCACGGCGACAGCATCACCAGACTTTCATCGCCCGCCGCTTCGACGCTTCGATCAGATCGGGCTGGGTGCCGTCCTTGAGCATTTTTTGCAGCACATCGACGCCGTTATAGCCGCCGCTGGCCAGTCGGGTTTGACGGCCGACGCCGACGGCAGTCTCTAAGAGCGCACCGGGCGCGCCCCAGCTGCTCATTTGCTGTTGCTGCAATGGCGTGCCCTGGTCCTTGTATCTTACTTTCGGGACACCGCCGCGTCGGGTGTCGTGCTGCATGTCGGCGACGCCGTAGTCCTCGTGGGCGATGGTCTCGGCGAGCTTGACGGCCTTGCCGACGGTTGAGCCGCCGATGGCGACCGGCTTGAACTCTTGAGCCATTTCACGATTGGCACACGCAGGGCATGGCGGCGGCGGATCATCGACTTGCTCCATGGTCAGGGTGACTTCGATGAAGTGACCGCAGTCGCCACAGCCGTAGGTTCTAACAATAGGAATAGTGGCCTCCTGTTAGTTTGCCGTGCCCGTGGGCTTCTGACTGCACGGTGTCGCGTTTCTGTCGCATCCCACTTGAAGCAAGTCCATCTAACCGGCCATGGGACTTGCAGCGCTTTCCATTCCCTCCCACGACGGAGTGATAGGCCGGAAGCGTGAACTTTATCTTTCTTTGTCGTCTCTCCAAATCCAGTTGCCCGCGACGAAGCGATATGTCCCCCATCTCAGCGTGTCGATTTTATCCGGCGGCTCGAACGCGCGTCGGAATGAGATCGGCGGCAGCATCGGCACGCGATACTCAGGGCGCTGCTGCTCCATGTCTTTGCCGTCCCAAGGACCGCCTCGGCATCGTCCCGCAAACGGTCCTCCGGCGATCAACATCACTGCACCCAGCTCAGGCTCACCGCGGTCACCACCGCTAACACCAACACGCACACCAAACCAGCGACGAAGCCGAGCAACAATCCCAACATGAAGGTCACGGCGGCTCATTCCGTGCGGCGTGGCTGGCAAGGTCGAGTGTCCACATCAGCAAAAAGCCGGTTGCCATCGCCAGCACGCCAGTGAGCAGACGGGAGCTAAACAGCTCCCAGCTCACTAGCGTGGCGAGGAGGTAACCGGCGGTAACAAACGTCATCACGACGGCCACGAATGTTCGCAAGGCATCTGACTATTTGCGGCCGACCTTGGACGGAGTGGGGTGAGGCACATCCGGCACGCCGACCACCACCCAGCCGGTTTCGTCCGACCAGCCCGCATACCAATCAATCGGCCGATCCGGCACCGGCGTTTCCGGTGGGATCACAATCGGATGCGTCGGCACGCCCGGCTTCGGCCAGATTTCCGGCGGCAACGGAATGACGATTGGGTGTTCCGGGTGAGCGGCATCGACCGGCGGAATTGGCGGCAGCACGATGGGATGCGCCGGATGACCGGGATCAATCGCAATCGGCGGACCACCGTCCGGCGGCTGCGGCCAGATGATCGGCGGCAGCGCAATCGGATGCGTCGGCTGCGGCGGCGGACCACCGGGCGCGATGGGGTGCGCCGGATGACCGGGCGACGGCCAGATCACCACCGGAGGCTTACCCGGCCCCGGCGGCGGCAGCACAATCGGATGCTCAGGCCGTACCGGCGGTTGCGGCCAGATGTCGGGCGGCGGACCACCGGGTGCGATGGGATGCGTCGGGAACACCGGCTCGCCGGGCGCGGCCTCGTCCATCCAGGTGATCAGGGCAAGCTTTGACGGCATTTGAAATCTCCTTTGTTGCGGTTGATCAAATATCAGAACTTTTCTCTACGTTCACGCGATTTGCGGTTTATCATGGCCATGTGCTGGCTAAAGGCGAATGACAGCACCGTGCCCACGTCCTTCGGCGGCAGGTCGCCTTTCACACTGTCCCACGTGAGATTACGAGCCACCAGCATAGGGCGGCGCCACTCAATCCAAGCGTGATGGGCCAGGACAAGTGCGGAAACCAAGTCATCGTTCTCTCCGGTGTCCGGCCCGGCGCCGATCCAGCCGTCGTCTTCGACGATGCTTTGCATTTGCGCTATCAGTTTGGGGGATCGGATTTCCAAGCGTCGCAGCATCAGACTATCGCGTAGCTCAGAGTACACCTGATGCTTATTATCTGAATTGGCCTTCCACGCGATTACGTTTCCAGCTCCGCCTAGCGTGTCAGGTCTTTTGTACAGAAACCAGCGTACAGCTCCAATCATATCCAAGATGTTTTCTGTACCCGGCACCCCTTGCAGGATGCCCCGTTCCGCTAATTGACGGAGGTTTCTCACTTCAGGCAAAACCGCCGCTCCAACCCCGGTCACTTCGAGGTTGGCGATATGGTCCTTATACGCGCCTGCCAGATGCGCCAGAACCCACGCCAGCTGATACGTCAACGGCTTATTCGACTGGAACTCCGCGATCTGAACCACGCGATCAGAGTAGCAACGCAAAACCTCGATGGCATGGTCATCACTTTCGCCGCCACCGCCACCGGATGGATCGACACCAATGACATAAATTCCATTGGGCTCGGGCGGCTCCCAGACTTTGAGTGACGCACTGTCAGGCTCCGTTGTTTGTTCGATCTTGGAGCTGAGAAACTTTTCGTCGAAGGTGTACCTGTAGCCCCGATAAGGCGGTGACGTAGGCGATAGCTGCTCGGAGATTTCCAAGGTCCGCTGCGCCGGAAAGAAGCCTGAGCCGGAAGCGATGAAGCATTGCCGCTCGTGCCACGGGAAGTGACGCAGCATGTACTCTTCGGCCTTGAACTCGCTCTCTCTCCTCCACCACGCTATTTGCTCCGGCTTAACGACGTAGTTGTACTGTTGCTTGACAAGGCGGGCGTCGACCAGCTCTTGATCGGTCAAACGGCCGTCCCAATAAGTCTTGTAGTCCTCGTCGTCCTTGGGGATCGAGTAGGTCGGCTGGCTCCAGAAGCCGATGAAGACAAATCGCATGTGGCGATCAGACTTCGCCTGCTGGCAAAAGTTGTACCACCAGTTAAAACCGTTGGCGATGCTCTCCCAGATGTAGAGCCGATGCGGGTTCTCGCGCGCCAGTGAAGCCTTCAGGCTCTCGACGCCCGCCAGACTTTTCCATTGCGCACACTCGGTCGCATGCATCATGTTCAATGCGCGGCTGGCGCCAAGATCGGGATTGTTTGCTGCGGCCATCAGGTCAATGACGCTGCGGTTGGCGAACGCCATCCCGGTGCGATTGTTGACTAGCAGCTTGTGCTCGGGGGATCGCCATTCAGGCGGTAGCGTTTCCAGTAGGCTCGCGAAAATTCGGCGTAGCCTCTCCAAATTGTCTGTGCGGTCGGCGATGATCGCGCCCTGCACACCAGGATTTGCCAATGCCCAAAATAATTCAATGACAGAACACACAGTCGTTGCAGCAACCTGCCTGCACTTGAGCACAACGAATTCGTGAACGCCTTCATTGAGGCCGCGCGCAATGGTGTCGATGATCAGTCGCTGGGACGGCCACGGCTCGACCCGCGCTCGCCCCAGCTCTTTGGTGTCGATTTCAACGCTCTGAAGTAGATCGTAGATGCCCTGTCGGATCGTTGCCATCGACTTCGGGCTCCGGGCTCGGAAGTGGGGTCGCGGGTTGAGCCGGGATTACGCCGTAACTGTCGCCGTCTTTCAAGGGCCAACGGCCGCTTAAGTAGCGCGGCACACCGACAGCGTTCTGGGTGTTCCTGACGCTGGCCATCAATCTGGACGAAAGCGCCACGTCTCGTTCGGCCGCAGACTTGTAGCCTTCGAGCATGATGCTGATGTTCTTCAGCTCGTCGGCAATGTCCTTAAGCCGTTGTTCGATCATCTGCTCTAGGAATTCGGTTGCTTTGTCGGGCATTTGACGGTCTCTCCGATTGGATGGTATAGGTCTTGCTCTCCAAATACGCACTTGGGCATTTGGGTTATCCTGCCGCCGGGCCAAAGATTAGCTCTCCTGTAGCCCGGCGGCATCTTCGATCTCGATAGAGACACCAGCCAGCGGCCGATTGGGCTTGCCGTCCCACGGTCGCATCGGCTGAACCTTGCTGACAGTGCTCCACTCCTGATGCACCTCTTGCATGGTGAAGCGCCGCGCGCGAGGCCGGTAGTCTGTGGATGTCAGTTCAAGCACGCCCGCTACTGTGTGCGGGTTCCAGCGCACCACATAGCGGCCATCGTGCGGGGTGACTGAGCCATTAGCGGCGCAGATCACTCGGACGATTTTCGTGGCATTCCGAAGTTTCTCCACCACCATCGCGCTTCCTCCAATTGCTCCTTGGTTGGCTCTCCGATTTTCGCCTCGGGGTATTGGGCGAGTTGCTTGCGGCCGCAGGGCAGGCAAATGACATAATCTGCCTCCGGACTGGATCGCGCTCGCCACACCGGCCTTGCACACAGCACGCACGTATCGACGTGGCTCTGAACCGCAGGCTCGAAGTCGGCAACGCGCTGACAGATCAGCACGCGGTCATTCTCTTTGAACTCCATTTGTTCTCCTTTGCCACAATTGATTTTCAGATTTTTTTTAATTTTTTTGCTCTGTTTTTGGCGGTAGCGGCGGCGGGCCTATCGCACAGACCTCAACGCCGTTCAGTTCGGCGCACTGTCCCGGCCGCATGATGCAGCCGGGATAGTTGGGATCACGGACGCACAGTGTCGCCCACAATCCAAGAGCAAAGAGGCTCAACGAAACCTCCACGCCCACAGCAACAGCAAGACAAGATCAACCATGGCTCTCCTCCTCTAGTTGGTCGCGTCCTTCGAAGATGCGCTCCAGCCGGTCGTGTAACCGGCGCAAGCGCTGTGCAAGCTCTGATGTGTCGAAGACGGCTGCGGCGCGCTTCTCTAGTGCAGCGAGAATGTCCACCATTTCGTCCTCGGTCAGATTGACCGGGAAAACGTCTTCACTCATAGCCGTTCTCCACCTCGGTTGAACGTCTCCTTCACCAGCTTGATCGCCGCCATTTGGCGGCGGTACTCGCCGGGATTGTCGTAGCGGTCACAGGTGTTTTGAAACGCCAGCTCGGTGACCAGTTCAAGCGCGGCGTCGATGTCGTCGTTTTTGGTTGGTTTGATCTTGAGCATTTGGGCTCTCCAATGGTAAAGGGTCCGTGGGTCGGCATTCTTGTACGGGAGTGGTATCCAGCCCTGGCCCGCAGAATGCCTTTCGTCTCGGACGCCCACGGTCGCCCGATAGAAGTAAACAATAATCCCTTGGCGATTTACTGCCAAGGGATTTTTCTTTACTCCTCGTCCTCATGCACTGCCTGTCCGTCGCTGGCAGTGAAGCAAAAGCAGTGAATACGAGAGCCGTCGTCGTCGGCTCTGATCTTGTGCTCAACTTCGTCATCGACTGGAACGACGGCGCCAAAGCCGCCGGTCGATATCGCCGGACTGTCTGCGGGAATGTCGTAGATGCAGACCACTTCGCTTTCGTCACGGCCTTCCAGCAGCTTTTTCAGTTCGCCGATTGTCATTTGAATAGCTCCATTAGTTCGTGGTAGCGGCTGCTCGGCTCATGCGCGATTTCGTGTTCGTATTTCATGTCACCGCGAAAGACCGACGCCATGCCGTGACCGTGATCGCGGGCGATGTAGGTCCGGCCATCATCGCCATCGACGACCCGCATGCGTTGCGCGAATGTGAGCTTAATCGGCGCGCCTGTGGTGACGCGGACGGCGCGCTCGCCGCGCTTGCGGTCGGTTTCAATGTAGAACGTCGCTTGTACGCGGCGACTGCCGCTAGGCCAGTCGTCGATCTTTGCCGCCATTCGCGGATTGCTGTAGTTGGTCATTTGTTTGCTCTCCTATTCGCGTTGGATGAACGCGGCAAAGCGGCGAGTGTTAGTCGCCGCTTCGCTCTCGCTCATGCTTCCTGCTCGTAGGGAATGAAGGCGTTGCACCAGTGGCGACCGACGACGTAGCCAGTGTGGTAAGTCTTTTTCGTTAACGGGTCGTCGCGGTACATCTTGGATGGACGCGCTCCGCCGATTTGGCGATGCAGCTCGCGTACGCTTTTCGCCCACCACTTGCCGCCCCATTGGTCGAGGTACAAAACGCGCTTGCCGTTCATGGCTCGTCCTCCTCTAGTGGCTCGCCGTTGGGGCCGACAATCCTGAGATTGACCATCGGCTCGTCGGGCAGCTGCTCGGCGCCCAAGATTTTCATTTCGACAATCTCAGTGTGGTCCATGAGACAGTCGCCGCAATGCACGCGCGGCGGCGGAATGAGAGTGCCGACAGTCTCGCCTGTCTTGTCGCAGCGCGGACAAAACAGCTGGATGCGATATTGTGGTTTGCTCAATTCGCTCTCCTATTTGCTGCTACATTCGTCAAGGCGCACTCTCATCAGATAACGGAGTGTTTCCGCATCCTTGAATGCGTCAACTGGATCGCGCTTGTCGAAGGCGCGTAATGCGTCTTGAAGCTTGTAGGATGTTTCGGGACTGTCCATCAGTGCGCGAAACAAATCGGCGTAGTGTTTCATTTGTTTGCTCTCCTCTATTCGCGTCATGAACGCGGCAAAACGGCCGCAGTGTTGCGGCCGCTTCGCTCTCGCTCACGAGTGTGTATAACCGTCGCGCTCAATGCCAAGCCACATGTTCGCCCATTGGACCATGACGCACTCGCCGCCAAAGGCGGGGCGCACGGTACGGCGAAATTGCAGATAGCTCGGCGGCACGATGTCGGGGTCGCGTTGAAAAACGTTCTTCAACGCGCGTTGCTGCTCTTTTGTCAGTTTCATTTGTTTGCTCTCCTACGGTTGAATTGTGGTCTGGTTGTTGGGGTCGCTCTCAGACACGACAAAGTCTGCGTTGCGCCAATTGCTGTCGCTCACTAGCGCGACTGCGCTGCGATGCGTTACCTCGCCGCACGATTTCAGTCCGGCTTTGACTGGTATGCGGTAGTCGGCGGGGCGCGTCTTCCAGGTCTGCGTCTTGCCGTTGCGCCGTAGTCGCCAATAGCGGCCGTTGCGCATGGCCGCCCACAGTTCGCCGTTGTAAAGCGAATTTTCGATGTAGCCTAAGCTAAGCTTGTCCATTTGTTTGCTCTCCTATTCGCGTCAGTGAACGCGGCAAAACGGGGCGCAACGCGCGCCCCGCTTCACTCTCGCTCACTTCTTGAGTTTCGCCATCTCGCTGGCCAACGTGAACAAGGCGCGATTAAGTTTCACGTCTTGGTCGATACCGTTGACGGCGCGCGTTGTGGTGCGCCGTGGCCGATTGTTGCGGTCGCGGCCCATTGCCGACAGTCCGCCGCGGATGCTGTTTTCCTGGACCGTGTTGAAGACGTTCCACAGCGTCGGCGGTTGATCGGCAGTGCGCCGTGCGACTAGCAACTGCTCTGGCTTGATTGCCGTATCGACATTGCCGTCGCTGTCGCCAAAGCGAGCGACGTGCGCGGCCACAGCGAAAGCTTGTCGCTCATCATGCTCAAGATTGATTTGCGACCATTCGCGCGGCGCCTCCAACGCGGCTACGGCGGTTTCCAAAACGCGGAATGTGCCGTCTATAACCCTGTTGGTTACATCGCCCGAATGTTTGACCCGCAAGCTTTCGATTTCGGAAGTCTGCGCGACAAGCGAGTTAAGGCAGAGAATTTTGAACAAGCCCGCCATCAAGTCATAGGCGGCACTGCCATCGTTTGCATTCTTGAGCAGGATCTCAGCGACCGTATCGCCTGCGGTGTATTTGGTCACCTCGTCAATGCGGCGCAGTCTGATCAGATGCTTTGTGTGCTCTCGCTTGTCGTCACTGGCGCGCGACTGTTTCACGCCCACAGGCATAAAACCTTCCCGCGACAGTGCGCGCACAACGTCGATAGTCGGTATCGGCGCAAAGCGATCACTGCGCGAATGGTGCGCTGTGGTCGCAAAGATTGACGGCGCAAGCGAGTACATTTCGTCTTCCGTCAACGCGCGCTGCGAATTGTCGAAACGCGCCGTTTTTGCGTAGACGTTGTTTTGATGGAAGTTCATTTGTTTGCTCTCCTAATATGCCGTGCGGAAGTGCGCGGCACACAATGAGAGCGTGAGAGCAAAGCGCCCCGATTGCGCGGCTTACGGCGGGAGGTTTTTATCGTTAACCCTGGACGCACGGTTACGGGGCGACTTCACAGGCCGGAGCGCCGGAAGTACCGCGACCGTCTAAGAATGCGACCGCAACTCGAATAGATCACAGCTTGATTTGACTGTCAAAGGAAATTATTGGGCAAGGGAGGCAGGCGACAGGAAGATAGCCGCGCCCAAAAATATCTCTTGACAGAACGAAAAGGCATGGCGCAGCAAAGCGCCGCGATTAGATGCGCGCGCAACTTGATGTGTGGTGCCGCGTTGCAATGTGTTA